ATGAAAAAAAAATTTTTCAAGGAAGGCGCAGAACCTATTATTAGTCAAGAGATGTTAATGGAAGCATTTCGAAGTGCTTTCGAAAAGACTCAAGATAGGAAGAATTTAGATAAAGTGGAAGAGTTCTTTAAAGATCCTAAATTATTTAGTGTTCAATGTTTTTTAAAAGACATCACTAAGACCATAGAAAGTGAGACTGCAGCTGTGTTAGCCGATAAGGTCGGACAGGGTGTTGCAGCTCATTCTAAGACACTAAATAGTATTTACGGTCCTATATTCAGGTGTGTAGAGAATGCCATAAGGAATTGCTTAAAAGAAAATGTCATTATGGCGTCTGGAGCAGATCATCAAAGGATTGGTGATTCGGTGAAAATCCTAACTAAAAATCAGGAAAAAAAAGCTACGGACATTGGAGAATTTGATACATGCCAAAAATTGTGGAGTAGGACTGTGGAAAGTAAAACTATGGATTGGTGTGGTATACCGGAAGAATTTACCACCACTTTTATGAAGATTAAAACTATGAGAATTTTCATTGTGCCTAATCTGCTCAAAATGAAAGTATTTGATAAAAAAGATTCTGGAAGTACGGAAACGTTATGGAACAATTCTTTGCTAAGGTTAGCTATATCTGCTTATATATACGAGTATGATGATTTGGTTTATATCATATTTGTAGGAGATGACGATTTGATTGAAGCTTATAATTTAGTTTTAAATTTAGTTCATTGTGCTCAGCTAGAATTAATAGGTATTAAGATTAAGATAGATAACTCTAAAGTCCCTACGTTTTGTAATTTTCTGATAACAGAACACGGTAGATATGTAGATTTAGTAAATAGAGCTGCGAAACTTCAATCCAAACAATTTAGGAAAGTTGAAGAAATTGCAGCGTATCAAACTTCTGTAGCTGATTGGCTTAAGAGTATTAGAACTCAACATGATTGGAGTACGTCGCAGAAGTTACAGCTTATAAGTATGGCTTGATTCCTCAAGCGGTTAAAATTCTCTATAGTTACCTTAAGACTTTTACTCAAAGAGATCCTGTTGAACTCTCCATTAAAAATATGAATTTAATTACTGTGCAAAGCGTGTTAGAAGAAAGTAAATAGGTTTTTCATATATAAATTTTGATTGAGATGGATAAAAATTTTTATTACACATCATTGTCAGATACCTTAAAACAAGTAAATCATGCCTGCGGATTACTCTCCCTTGCGGGGACAGTCAACGGTGACGATTCATTTGTTTTGGGCCATTCTAACCTCCGTATTGATTGTTGTGATCATATTAGAGTCCTTGATAATAGCGAAGTTAGAGCTCTCACCAAGCTCTGTAGTAGAAATACTTTTTCACGATTTATCGAACAAAACAATTTGTTCAGGACAGAGGTAAGTAAGGTTGTCAGT